CATGGTAGTCTAGATTCATTCTTTGGATGGTATATAGAATCATTACTACAAACTGGTGGATTAGGTATGGTTGGTGAATTACTTTATAACTCTGCAGCACAATCAGATAATGGTGCATATGGTTTCCAACGTATATTATCTTACGTCTTGGGACCATCGTTTGATGCAGTAGCTATAAATGGATTCAATGCATTAGCTGGTGGATCAGAGTTTGTTTCAGATGCAGCAGGTGCAGATGTAACAAATGCTAAAAGACGTACAATGATAAGAGGATTATTAAATCGTATACCATTCTTAGGTGGTAATAGAAGCTTTAGAGAATCAGGAACTAATCTTATTGCAGGAGAAGCTGATGACAACAAGCAAGTAAGATGGGGTAATACATCAGGATTCTCTGGCGGTTTCGGATCAGCAACCTTCTAATTTTTAATTTCTGGCGGAAGAGGAGGCTTGAATATATTGGCTTCAGCTTTCTTTTTTTCTTCACGTAAATCCTTTTTTATATTTTTTATAACACTTTTCTTTTCTCTATCTGCTATGGCTTTATCAAGATAAGCAATCTTATCTTTGTTTTCCATTATCTTCCATTCAGCATCTTCGATCTTTTCTTGAGTCCATCTATTTTTCTCCATCTCCTTTAGTTGTTCTGGAGTATATTCACCAAATCCAAATTCTTCTTTTTTATTTGTCATCTATAACCTCACCTGTACATGCAGCATAACCTGCAATATCTATCCATGAATCCATATGTGTTTCGTCTTCCATAAGTCTTGCTATCTTCATCCATATCATCATCATACCATACTGACCTTCTGTTATTTCTGTTCCTAATATTAATTTCCAACCATCGATAATTCTTTTATAATTTATTTTTGGATCTCCATATCTTTTGTTTCTCTCACCTTGAATAATAGTAAGTGCTTGAGTAAGTAATTCTTCTTTAGTTAATTTTATAGCCATAGTGATCCCCATATTGTATCTTATTTATAATGTCTTCTATCTGTGCTTCTATTTCTCTAACCTTATATTTTATATCTACTATTTCTTTTTGAACATACCTATTCTTATCTAATATCTTTTGTCTTTGATCTTTTATTTGTGCATCAAATGTATCTAGTTCATCTAGTATTTTTAATCTTTTATCAATACTGTCTAACTCTACTTCTTTTAATTCTTGTTCACGAAGAAGGTTATTCATTTTATTTCTTAAATTTAAAATTGCATTCATTGTGTACCTTCGTATGTGTTAGTTAATCTATTCCATTCTTCTTGTAATGCTTCGAGCTTTGAGGAAAGCTCGAAGCGATTATGTAATTTCTTCAGGTCATTCGATTTCCTAACTATTTCCTTCATTCTTTTTATCTCAGCTAAATTAGCCTTCTGAAAAAAAGAAATTGGTGGTTGACCGAATGGACCCCATGACCCACTCATGAAGCCACACTCGGTCTGGGTTGATAATAATTGTGGTCGTCACATATTTTTACAGCCTCTATATCATGCTTACCACACCACCAAGACTTATTGCCCATCTGGCTTGGCTTCGCATGACTACAGTTATGACAAGCTGCTGGGTAAGTTTCACCTTCCCAACACGCACTTCTTTTGAAGCACGTCTTACAACGCCAATCTGTAGCTGTAGTTGATAATCTCCTTTCATTACCATCTAAAACTATCTTGATCCTACGTTGTAAATCTGCATATTCAAATTCATCATAGTCAATTATTTCACTAAGATACTCGCTAGTATTCTTATTGTAAGAAACAAAACATGACTTATGTATTTGACTTAAACCCATTATTAATTGCATCTGTGCAAAGTATTTAGGATCAGAAGATTTTACACCATACTTATGGCACTTCTTCCATCTAGCATCATTCATACTTTTTATTTCTAGTATGTGATTAATACCATCTAATACTATGTTACCATCTGCATTACCCATTACATGATTACCAAAGTCTGAGTATCTAAACTGTTTACCTGTTACCTCATCAACTTCTTTAACATCATAACCTGCTAGTTTTAAATCTGCTACAACATCTTCTTCTATTCTATGACCATCTCTAAATATTCTTTTTAATTTTGGTATTATCTCTGACTCTGGATAACCACGAAGACACAAAGCTAAGTATTGATTGCAAGGATTACCAACACCTGATGCACCTATGTAACGTCTTGTTTCTTCTCTTGGTGCTTCTGCGTAAGCATCATTGATTGCATCTTCTATTCTTTTTTTATCTCCTAAGTAATCATCTATATTCATTTATAATCCTTATATCTTCTTCCTGCATATAATTTGTCTTCTTCTTCTTGAGAAACAAGTCTAGTTTTATAACCTCTTTCTGCAACTTTCATGCGTGTATCTTGATTCAATGATCTAGCTTTCTTCTTTGCTCTGATCATCAAGCTTCGATAATCCCTCTGTCTGTTCGTCTTCTTCAACTTGTGCAACCTCGTATATTCCTGATGCTATTTCTTCTAATTCTTTTCTTGTAAGGTTTGTGGTGTCTTTTGTCTGCACATCTACTTGTGCGTACTGCATTGATACATCAGGTATAACTTTGTTAAGTAATGCAGAAAAAACTCTCGCTTGTGTTGGAGTCCACTCTCTTTTCCCTTGTAAAACTTCTTGTGCCATAAGAAGATTCTTATCCATCTTCTGTGATATCTTACCCCTCAGCACAGAAACTTGCTGAGGAGTAAGTGTTGGTGTTTTATCAGACATTAAAATGGTATCTTGTCTTTACTTGCTGACTCATTCAAGGAGGAATTCGGTTCAGCAGCATCAGACAGAGTTGGAGGATAGTACGCTCCGAATCTTTTGACTCTACTACCTTCTCTCTTCATACCTGTATTGTCAGTATATTCGTCTTTCTCTACGTGTACGCCTACACTCAGTCCTTTTAAAGACGATATATCACCTGGTTTATCTGGAGATGGGTGTCCACCATGCGTTAAGAGAGCTTTAAGTTTCTCCCTTCCCCATTTTTGAGCATTGGATTTATTTTGTTTTTCCTCACTGCTCAAACTATCTCCTGCAGGAACATGCACATTAATAAAATCTTTTATGCTTGATCCTGACAGTAAGTCTTTAAGTTCAACTACTACTTGTTTACCACCAGTACGTGTATCTCTCACCTCTGCTGATACTATATCACAAGTATAGTCTCCTGCTTTTAATATTGTTCCACCACTTGATTCTTTTTGTGCATCAACACTTTCAAGTGATAGCTCTCTAAATGAAAATGACATTACGCAGCCTCCTTTTTGTTTTTAGTTTTGTCTTTCATTAAATCAAATATTTCAGTAAGATTAGATGTTCTCATTACTGGTTCTATTTTTCTATGTGGATCTCTAACTTTACCATGCCATCCACGAACTTCATCACACACAACAAATCTTTCAACAGTTGGTTCGGTTCTGTCACCATCGGTAACACGCACACCACACAAGACGTTATCAAATATAGCTGGTAATTGCTTTTGCACACCAGATCCTTTGATCATTGCCCAGTAGTCTACTTCACCATTATCATTCTGTTCTTCTTTTGCTAGTGCTGTGACTAATACATTGTAAGGAAGATCTCTTATCCACTTAATACTACCAAGCATAAGTCTTTGATTATCTCCCCACATAGCAAGTTTATTCCTGCTATCTCTGTATTCATGTTCAAGGTGATTTATAAGTCTATCAGATAATTCTGTTAAACTATCTAACATAATCCACTTATATTTCTGATCCTTAAATTCTTTAGTATCCATAATTTTACATATGCCTCTAAAAGAATATATATTTTCTTCGGGTTTATTATCTCCATCCCATGATTGGAATGGTAAGTAATCAATGTCTGCATTCATAACTGAACGCAATCCACTCTCACCACTTATAATGAAACCTTTACCATAATACTTCTGCATATGTATTGCTTGGGTAGTCTTACCCCAACCATGATGTCCATACAGTAGTGTCTTCTGTACACCTGCATTATCAACAGATGATGTAGTCATAGGTTTAAACGTCATTCAAGCTCCTTACCTCTATTACAGGTTTTACATGTTTAATTGTTAGTGCATCATCTAATTCTTTTTGTTCACCTGTTGTAAGATTTTTATAATTCTTACGATGAACACTAAGATTTTGATTCACGAAATGTGGCATACTTGCACCATAAATAGACTGTAATTTAGGACTATCCCAAATCCAGTTCTCTCTACGTTTTAAAGTTACCTCAAAGTTATTAGACTTTTTCGTATGTACACCTGCAGTATCAGGCAATGCTTTAACTATTTGTTCAAATACAGTTTGCTTCTTGAAATCTAATTTTTCAATTTGACTTTGAAGATTTTCGTACTGTGAACACAGTTCATCAAAACTTTGCTGTTCTGGAGTTGATACGTTTTTGTCTGTAGTAGTACCATCTTTATTGATGACTACTTTAAATGGATCGTATTCTTCCATATTTCTCCTTAAGTTAATATTATGATGGATAACACCTGTTAGCCAATCAACAATAATTTATGTGTATTGTATTGACGACAGGTTGTCAATAAGTATATATAAAAAAAAAGGAGGTATATGAAATTTAATATATCAAAACTAATCAACGATTTAGGTGGAGCTACAGAGGTAGCAAAGAAAATAGGTAAGCATAGAACTGCACCATACGGCTGGATAAATAGAAAAAAAATGTCCACAGAAACTTTATCATTAATTAAAAAAAACTTTAAGGTGAATATAGATGAATACTTTGAAACTAGCAACTAACACAGAGATTACAAATGAAGCACTAGAATATCTAGAGAGAGGATGGTCGGTTATACCGATCCATCCTAGTAAAAAATTACCATTAATAAAATGGAAAGAATATCAAACAAGACATGCAACAGAAGATGAAATAGAAAATTGGTTTAAACAATTTCCTGATGCACAGGTTGCTGTAGTAACAGGAAGTATATCTAACTTAATTGTTGTTGATGCTGATAGTGAAGATGCTAATAGATTTTGTAAAGCAAATAATTTAACATCACCATTTTCTGTAAAAACAAAAAGAGGTTATCATCATTACTTCAAACATCCAGGTACTGGTTACAAGAAAAAGAATGCAACTAATTTATTTGGTGTTAATAATTTAGACTTACGTGGTGATGGTGGTTATGTATTAGCACCTCCAAGTCATGGAAAAAAATGGGAACCTTTTATTATTGACTGGGAAGATATGCCTATTTGGGTTGGTGAAGGTGACTTAGTTGACGTTGATTTTTCGTGGGAAAACCTTGATTTATCTAACATTCAAGTCAAATCTCCAGAAGATTATTTACCTACATGGGAAAGATTTGAAAACTTAGTTAAGAAGAATGGTAAGTTAGGTGAAGGTGATGGACGTAATGATGCACTGATTAGATATGCAGGAGAAAAAGTTAACAAAGGAATTATAGGTAGGCAACTTAGAGAACTGTGTAACAAATTTTGTGACACATTTTTTACACATAGTTTAGATAATGAAGAGTTTGAAAGAACAGTTGGTAGTGCAGAAGAAATGCACAAGCGTGAACATCCACATCTTTATGATTCTGATGGAGCAAGAGTTAATAAAAAATTCAAACCTATATATGCAAGTGATATAGAATCATTAAAAGAAAAAACTTCTAATCAAAGATATCTAGTTGATCCTTTCTTACGACCAGCATCTATCATACAAGTGTATGGTTATTCTGGACATGGTAAATCTTTTATAACTTTAACAACAATGTGGCATTTATCTTTAGGTAAAAACTTTGGACCATTTGAAATCAATGCACCAATGAGAGTTTTATATATGGATTTTGAAAATGGTGCATCAACTGTTACTGACAGATTAGATATCATGAACAAGTCTTATGGAGATCCAGATGTAAACATGATGTATTGGTCATCAGCTTTAATTAAATCTGAAGATGGTGGTGATATGAATTTACAAACTGATGAGGGTGTTGAGATTCTTCAGGGTTGGTTAAATGAATTAAAGCCAGACGTTGTAGTTATTGATACTGTGCGTACAGCTTTTCCTGGTTTGATGGAGAACAATGCAGAACAATGGGCAAGAATAAATAGTATATGTTTGAAGATCCGTAACAACGGATCGTCAGTAATCATGTTACATCATGCTAACAAACCAACACAAGACGGGCTAGGTAGAGAGGCTGGATCAACCAACCAATTAACTGTCGTTGATCAACAACTAAGGATTACTCCTATTGTAGATGATAAAGAAATGGCTAGAATTAAGGCTGCAAAGCACGATCCTGCCAAAATTATGTCATTAAATCAGTTATTAGAGGCAGACAGCAGGCTAGGTTTATCTATAGAAATGTCTTATGGAAAACTTAGGGATCATACTGACAACCATGCTACTGTTGCAATTGGTTTTGCAGAAAGATTATCCAATGGACAACAGTATATTATCTCAGAATCTTCACCTAAACAAAAGGTTTTAAAGTTGAGTTTATCTGGAGAATCACCTGTAGATATAGCAAAATTATTAATGATACCAACTCGAACAATAAAAAGATGGCTGGGTTTTGATGACTGAGTTGTTTGTTTTAGTTATAAGTATGTGGGGTTTTACAGGAGAAGAATGGGTTTATATAGGTAATCAGATAGTTTTAAATACTCCTATACCTAAAGAAGAATGTTTATTGATGGCAAAGAACTGGAGTTGGCATGAGCTAAATGAATATTATAGGTTTTCTGTAGAGTGTCATGAAAGTTAACATTGATAAGTATCCTATTGTCAAAGTTACGTGGGTTGATGCAACTGATGGTGATACTGGCTGGGTTTCCTTTGATGATATTATTAGTCATAAGCTTTCTATCGTTGTCGATATTGGTTGGCTTGTCGTTAAGACAAAAGAAAAAATTATACTTATGTCTAGCTTTGGTGATGATCCTGATTCTCCTGAAGGTGGTAGGTATACTGCCATACCCTCTAGCTGGATAAAGAAAGTAGAATATTTAAAAGTTGAATCTGTTAAGGTGATAGAATGACTACGCTACGGCTTCGCCTTCGCTAGCTTTATTCTCCAAGACAATCGAAGATTGGCTTGGCTTCATAGAAGCAAGCATTCTATCAAGAATTTTAGACTTGTCAACCCCCCTACATTTTGTGTATAACTTATAGTACAAATACTATATGTAGGTATTGTATGAAACACAACTATAGGACATATGCCAAAGCGAGTACCTGTTACGAATCAGGATTTGGCTTGGCTACGTCAGAATGCATCAACCATAACTGTGAAAGACGTATCAGTTTACTTCAACTGTTGCGTGGACACT